CCAGATCGGTACGCGCCGATCGAACCATCATCGGGAAGTCAATATCAAGATCCATCGACCGTTCTCCCAATACTGCGTGCATGAAAGACATCCTTCGGGTCCGGCGATTGCTGGCATTGATGCGCGAGTCTCATCGCCACCGCCGATACCTGTACCGCCTCAGCCTGGATCATCTCAAGGTCATTCATCCGGATCGCATCGAGAAGTTCAGACACTTCTTCAGCGAGTACCCCATACGCCTCATGCGTCGATGCAAATAGCCCGTACTTGACCTTCGCCGCGTTAGCTTCGGATCTAATTTTGTCGATGATGCTCATGCGAACAGCGCCCCCTGAGCTGATACTGTGCGAAGATTCTCACACGCTGCCTTGAAATAGCTCGGCTTGAGTTCAACGCCGACAAAACGCCGGCCACATTCGAGTGAGACGAACCCCTCTGATCCGATACCAGCAAATGGCGACAACACGATATCGCCCGGATTGCTCCATAGTTTCAGGGCGCGACGAATGACCTCGATCTGAAGCGGGCAGATATGCCGCTCGTCATCGTGGTCCCGTGCTGATCGGAACTGAAGGGTGTCGCTCGGATTGATGTCCATCCAAACCGGCGAGGCATACCGCTGCCACAACTGGACCGGGAACTCTTCCGCCGTGTGGCTGACCGGCTCCTCGTTCAGTCCAGGCTTCCTCATCGTCACGAGGTAGTCAGGAATCCCCTGCCTCGACATCGCGGAATCCTTCTTGATCTGCTTGTGAAGCAAGCCCAGAGCCTTCGTGCGTTGCATCGCAGTCACGGGATCTTTCCAGATGCAGACCTGGGAATGCAGAATCCATCCGGCCGACTCGAATGCACGGATCAACTCGCCTCGGAAGTCGCGCAACCCGATCACCCCGTCTCGAGCCTTCGAGGTCGGCAAGTCCATGCAATGGAATGAGACGAGACGCCCCGGCTTTGTCACCCGGTACAACTCAGGCACGAGGAACTTCAGATGCTCGAAGAACTCATCCGAGTTGCTGCAATTCCCCATGTCGCGTTCATCGTCCGAGTAGGTGTAAAGCGACGCAAACGGAGGCGAGAAGATCGAATAGCCAATCGTCTCGTCGGGCATATGCGCCACCGATTCGACGCAATCACCGTGGATCATCTTCCATCCTTCGCCCTCGGATTCCTCTCCCGTCTCGATCTGCGTCGTTAGCCTCGACTCCCCGCCGAGCTCGTCCATCATCGTCGACTTCATTCGTGTCACCATCTCCTCGGCCATCTCGTCTGCGCTGGCCTGCTTGCGTTTGATGTTGCGAAGTACTGCCGCCTCGATATCCGTTGAAACGATATGAGCGGTCACGTCATGGGTTTGACCGAACCGCCAGCAGCGACGCACCGCCTGATAGAACTGTTCCCATGAATGCGAGAGGCCCACAAATGCGATGTTCTGGCAATGCTGCCAATTCATCCCGAATCCAGCGATCTTCGGCTTAGTGATGAGCACCCGGTAGCGGCCCTCGGTGAACCCCATGAGCCGTTCCCGTTTCACTTCATCCGAGTCAGAACCGCTGACCTGAACCGCGTCAGGGATGGACTTCTCGAGGTCGTCGCCTTCGTTGTTCAGTTCACACCAAACGATCCAAGGCTCATCGCTGGCATTGACCATATCGGCCACGGCCTCGACGCGATGTGAAAGGGTATGTTTCCTCGCCCTACGCTGATCGTTGAGGGACAAGACCGGCATCGCGAACAGTTCGCCATCCTGTACGATCTCGGTCCGGATGTGATGCTCCACGAGTGTGAGCTTCGGCAGCACGAAGTCCGACCCATCGAACCCGATATCCTCGGGAGTCCGGATCATCAAAGCCCACGATGCAACCCATTCCCAGAACTCCGATCGAGCGTAGCCCTTCAGCCTCCAGTCTTGAGTCTTGGCGGCGTCATGCACGAAGAACCGCGCAAGCATCTCCTGCACCGACATGGCCCCCACGAACTCGGCATGATTCCCGAGCTCGATGTGATCGTTAGGGGCCGGAGTTGCGGTACATGCGAGCCGATACGGGATATTCACGACCGCTTCGAGAATGGCCGTCCTGATCTTGCCAGTCTGACTCTTGATGATGGACGATTCGTCGAGCACGATGCCGGCGAATTGAGACAAATCGAATTTGTGCATCTGCTCGTAGTTGCTGATTGTGATTTGATCCTTGACGATTCCATCTCGAGATACACTCGCCACGATCCCGAACCGCTTCGCCTCGGCTGCGGTCTGCTCCGCCACCGCGAGAGGCGTCAGGATCAATACATTGCCAGGGATCTGTTCGGCCCATGCGAGTTGCTGGATCGTCTTACCGAGGCCGCAATCCTCGAATAGACATGCACGGCCCTTGCGTAAAGCCCAGAGCACGACTTCCTTCTGCCATCCGAATAGATGTGGATTGAGCGATTTGGGCTCGAATCCTACGGCCGCGTGCGAAATGTGCTTCGCATCGATGAACGCCTCGTAACCGATCACTTCACCCCCTCCAGCCGCTTGCGTGAGTTCTGCGCGCCGATCTTCATGTGCATATTCAGCACATTCAGGATGCGGCCTAGGAGTTCGAGCCGAGGCTCATGCACGCCGCCTTCGATCCGACAGATGTAGGGCTGTGGGCATTTGGCCAGTTCGGCAAGCCGAGTCTGGGTGAGACTCTGCCTCTCGCGCTCGCGTCTGATTTGTTCGCCGAGTGTGGGTTTCTTCATGCCCTACATATATCGGATAAAAAACTTCCGTCAATACGTTTTTTACCTATTGATATATCGCATACAGCCGTTAAGGTAGGAAACACCAACCGAGGAGCGCAGAGACATGATCCCCGATCAAGACATTATCGACGGCAACGAAGATCAGTACAAGGCGGGTACGCAGCTATCGAAGTTGCAGGAACTCGTGAACCGTACCCGGCATGCTGAGACGGATCAGGTGGCAGCCGAACGGAAACTGGCCGATGCGCTGGAGACCATCGACACGCTGCGTGCTGAGCGTGACAAGGCGCAGGGGGATTGCACGGCGTTGATGAATACGCAGCGGAGCCGACATGCAAGATGGATGCGCATCCTGAATACCACTGAGTGGGCACTGGACGGCTATAAGCGTGCGGCAGATTCATGCGCAAAGGAAGAGCACGTCGGCTACATCGGCCGACTCAAGGCCGCACTCGAAGCCTCAGACCGTCAACGCAAACTCGCTGAGAAAACGCTGCTGGACATCGAACTCGACCACACTGGATCGGGAAGCCTGTTTGCGGGAGCGTACTTCGCGACGAAGAGGCGACTGGAGAAGGCGCGTGAAGAAGTGGCGAGGAATCAGACTCATGGCATGAGCCGTGACCAAGCATCGAGGCTCGACTGAGATGAACCCTTACCTAGCTACATGCCTCGCGCTGGCTGATGTTGCACTCGTCGTATGGGTCGGGCGCGTTCTGTCTCATCCCCTTCTTCCCGTTCCGTTCAAACGCGCGTACGATTTTCGGCCAGAGCGTGTCGATGGGGTCGGTCATTCGGCTAACCTTTCCGCGAGAGTTCGGAATGCGAGTGCAGCCACGCTCGGAACTTGTCCGTTTCCAATGGCTCTAAGACGGTCCACCCGAGAGGCCAACCCATGAGCCACTCGACCCACGTCGGGTTCAGACTGCCACCCTGTCCGCCTTCTGGGGACACCGCTGTCGGTAGTCTGACCTGCTGATTCCTGTCCTTTCGCTCCTCCAGAGATTGGTGGGACCACTTGTTTGAGTCGCTGGCTGTGGGTGTGGGTAGCATCACTTGTGCCGATAGTTTGGGCTCCCCTCGCGAGTTCCATTTCCCATCCTTTCGTTGTATCGCATCGTCGGCGACGGGTGTTTGCCACATTCGTCGGCCCACTACTGTCTCGAGATTCGGGAAGCGGTTTTCCGCCCAAGCAGACTCCGGAGTGATCATTGCTGACATTGCACTGCAACTCCTCGGAGTAGGCCAAGATCCAGATCCGGTCCCGCTTATGAGGTGCGCCGACGTTGTGCGCTCCCAACACTCCCCATTCCGCATCGAACCCCATCGCGGCCAGGTCTCCGAGAACGGTTCCGAGTCCCCGAGAAGTGAGCATTGGGCTGTTTTCCACGAACGCGAATCGGGGTCGTACCTCGCCGATGATGCGGGCCATTTCTTTCCAGAGCCCGCTACGAGCTCCGTCGATTCCGGCTCCGGCTCCCGAACTCGAGATGTCCTGACACGGGAAGCCGCCCGAAACCACGTCAACAGATCCTTCCCACTCGCTTCCGTCAAATTCACAGATGTCGGAATAGATAGTGAAGGGTTATAGGCGGCCATCGTCTTGCCGATCATCCAAGACCCGCTGACAGTATGAGTCGATTTCAACGGCGCAGACCGTGCGCCATCCGAGCAATCGACCGCCAAGTATTCCGCCGCCAGCACCCGCGAAAAGAGCGAGTTCATTCACGCCACCCCCCAGATCAGTTCGTACC